GTACCAGCCTGCCGCCACAAGGTCCAACGGATTCATCGGCGCCCAAGCCTACGGAAACTAGCCAGCCAAAGCCAACTGATTCGAGCCAGCCGGAACTTGTCCCGACTCAGATTAACGACAAACTAAAAGATGTCGTCTCTGGAGACTCGCCCGAGAAGGTTGAGGCGCTGGTCAAGGTATTTGAGTCGTCCACGGTAGAGCCAGCGGTTGTAGTGGCGACGGTGACCCTCATTCTGTCGAGTGGCGTGTCTTCTGGTGAGGCTACGGCTCTTGCAACTAGCGAAGCGGTCGTGCAAAACGTCGCCCCAGAGCAAGCGCAGCAGATTTTCCAGGTCATTGACGAGAGCGCGATTACCGATGAGCAGGCGGCAGAAATCGTTGATGCGGTTCAAGACGCGCCAAATGATATTCGTGGCGTATTCGAAGACGCAGTGTCGCTGTTTCAGGGCGCCTTTGACGAATACACCATGCTTGGCTCAACCATCAATGTCGGTCAGCGCCGCACGGTCGTGGCAACAAATCTTCTCACGACGACGGCGTCGGCAATGGCGTCCATCGTCGGCGCCAGCGCTGCGCCCGCGGCGCCATCTACCCCAGCGCCCAACAAGACGGGCCCATCACCGGATATGGCGGCTCGACGGAATGATGAAGAGGAGATGGAGCCTAATGGAGAAATCGCCGGCGACGGTTTAGATTGGGTAAAGCGCATCAAAATCTTTAGATACGAAGATGGAGTGAGAGTCTTGGACTGGAAATCATTCTTTACGAAGTTCTCGTACGGCCTGATGAACATGGGCTTTACGCTTGCGGGGTCGCTGGTTGTGTACCTGACACTGTCCGGAACCATCCAGAAGATTGCCGGTATTGCGACTGTCGTCGCCTTTGCGGCGGCAATGTGGCTGCACATGAAGGAGCCCACTGAGTAATGCTCGACGGGCTCGACCTCGGCGCCGTCATCGGCGCCATTTCGCTTATCGTCGTTGCCATCATTGAGCGCCGCACGCGTCGTGAGGACAATCGCTGGGAGCAGAATAAGGAGGAGCACGAAGCGCTGGTCGGTCGGATGGAGGACATTGGGAGCAGCCTGGGGCGCTCGCTTGACCGCGTGGAATCCAATCTGACGGACCACATTGACAGCCTGTCGCGCAAGGTCGAGCGCCTTGACGGGACCGTTGTGTCACATCTCGAGGACCACGCTCGCGGGGAATTTATAAATCCGTAAATAAAAATACGACGAGCGGGCTGCTTGGCTTTCGCTACGCTTGCGCAACCCCCGAACTAATTGGAGAACGCAATGAAACTTGATGTGTTGGACATGGCGAAGCGCGAGTGCAAGGGCGATGCCACCGAGCAAGAGGTGCAGTGGTTACTGCAGCCCGAGAATCACTATTCCTGGTGTCAGGCGCTCATCACCGCGCTCTCGGATTTTGACTCCCAGGTACTGTTCCACAAGACGCGCTTGCAGATGCTGGCCCACGATGCCGAACTTGGGGTCACGCCGCGCGAGGAATACCTCATGGAAAAGGAGAAGTTTGAGGGGTGGCTGCGAAAGTCGACCCGCTACCGCAACGGCATTAGCCAGCGCCTTGGCGAGGTCAAGACCCTCCTTGGCAACCATCCGGCCCTTGAGCACATCGAGGAAAATGCCCGTCTCATGAGGGCAATCGCGGACCATCGTCGGGCGGCCCGCGACGGCCAGTTCGGCGAAGAGACGCATGACCTCAAACTCTGGGCGACCATCATCGAGCAGTAATGCACGAGGAATTCGGTCCGATTATTCGGGCCGTCCGCACGCTTGCCAACGTGTGCGATGGGGCTCATGCCCAAGACGGCGCGGGTTTCAATAAGGGCGATAGCAGTTTTGGCACTCGCGTCGCCATGATTGCCGACGATAAATGGACGGCGGCTCTTGCCTATCAGTCGTGGCTCATGCTGGCAAAGTATGCAAAACAATTGACGAAGTACGGCATCGACTATGACTCGATTCCAGCGCCGCCCCGCAGTCGCGAGCACCCCGAGGCCGACCTGCAGCGCCTTGCCGACGAGCGACGCGCTCTGGGCAAAAACGTAGTGACCAGCAATGGATTTGTTTACGTTATTGAGGCCGAGTACGACCCGCAGTTAATCTCCTTAATTAGCGCCATTCCTGGAGCCACATGGAATAGTTTGGCGACGTGCTGGGTAGTGCCGCGCTCCAGCCAGGTGGAGTTGACGCAGTTGGTTAGCCGCTATGATTTTGCTACGTCGCAAGACGTCATCAACCTAAAGCAGGAACCGAACGGTGATATGAACATCAAGGGCAGCATCTTTCTCGGCAAGTCCAACAAACTCATCTACGACTTTGCCTACAACCAGACGATTGTCAATGCCATTCGCCTCATTCCCGGCCGCATGTGGGATACCAAGAAAAAGGTCTGGACGTCACCGCTCACGATTCAAGCGGTGGAGATTGCCGACAAGTTCGACTTGTACATGGAGAAGGAACTTCGCGAGCGCCTCGCGCGGGAGGCCGAGGCAGCAAAGGAGTTGCTCGAGCAGTCGACATCGGTCGACGCGGATATTGAGATTCCCACACTGTCGGGGACACTCATGCCGTATCAGCGTGCAGGCGTCGCATATGCGTCGCGCGTCGGGCGCTGCCTTATCGCGGACCAGATGGGACTCGGTAAGACCGTAGAGGCAATTGCAACGCTGGAGAGTCGTGACGCGTTTCCGGCGGTCATTGTGTGTCCGGCGTCGCTCAAAGAAAACTGGCGCCGCGAGTTGACGAAGTGGCTTCCGCACCGCACCGTCAACGTACTGTCGTCCAAGGACGAGGTACTAAACGTCGACGTCAACATCATCAATTACGACATTCTTGCCAAGTTCATCGACCCGCTAACGCACCTCAAGCCCCAAGGCCTGGTCTTTGATGAGTCGCACTACGTCAAGACCGGCGCGTCAAAGCGTACGAAGGCCGCGCGGGCCCTGGCAGCCGAGGTGCCCCAGACCGGCTCGGTGTTGCTGCTGTCCGGGACCCCCGTCACCAACCGACCCGAAGAACTTGTGTCGCAACTCGAAATCATGGGGATGCTGGGCAAGTTCGGAGGTAAGTGGAACTTCCTGAAGCGCTACACGGGTGCGTTCCATAACGGTTTCGGGTGGGATACGAGCGGTGCAAGCAACCTTTCGGAACTCAATACCAAACTGCGCCAAAACTGCTACATCAGGCGCGTCAAGGATGAGGTGCTCAAAGAACTGCCCGAAAAAACCCGTAATGTCGTCACTATCGAGCCGTCTGGCATGGGCTACAAGGAGTACCGCCAAGCCGAGGACGACTTGTACCTATTCCTCAAGTCCAATGGCTACCGGAGTGCCGATAGCGCCGAGCACCTTTCGCGGACGGTAGTTCTCAAGCGTCTTGCGGCCCACGCCAAGATGGAGGGGGTCATTGAATGGATTGACTCATTCCTGGCCTCGTGTGACCGCAAGTTGGTGGTCTTTGCCCACAACGTGGATGTCGTGGACTATCTCGCCGAGCGATATGGCGGGCTGCGTGTTTCGGGTCGCGACGACATGGAAGAGCGCCAGCATGCAGTAGATTCATTTCAAAATGACCCGGCCAGCCGAGTCATCGTGCTGAATCTGCAGGCCGGTGGAGTTGGTATCACATTGACGGCTGCATCGGACGTGGTGTTCGTTCAAATGGGATGGACGCCGGCCGAGCACGACCAGGCCGAAGACCGCTGCCACCGCATCGGGCAGACGAACAACGTGCAGGCGTGGTACCTCATTGGCTCTGGAACGATTGACGAACATATCTACGACATTGTCGACGACAAGCGCACGGTCGTTGATGCGGTGACCGAAGGCGACGACGCGATGCAGCAAAGTGTTATTGGCGACCTGATGAAACGCCTGATGGCGCAAAAGGACGACTAGCACTGCCATAGCCCCCGTATACGGGGATTCCGATGAGACTTGGACTACGCCTTCACCGGCGTCCATGTCAAAGGAGTTCCCCATGGCTAAGAGCAAGATGCATGTTGACCAGGCCGCGAAGGGCGGGGCGCTTGGCGTCCTCGTCTATCTGGCGGCGAAGTATGACCTCGACCCGGAAGTGGTGGCGCTTCTGATGCCGGTCGCGGCCGCTGCTCTCTCGTGGGCGTCCACGAAGGTTGGCGACCCGATGGTGGCGTCGTTCTTTGCCCCCAAGGCCGAGACGAAGAAGAAGTAGGGAGGACGCGAATCAGGAGCGCTCGGTGGTGACCAGGCCCGCCGAGCGCTCTTCGCACAATCATCATGGAACAACTGAAGAACATCGGCCTGAGAATTGTTGCCACGTTCGCCGCTAGCGGGCTTGGCGTTATTGGGGCCGGCACGATTGCCGGCGTTCCGCTGGTTAAGGCCATCTTCATGGCTGGTATCGGCGGAGTCGCCACGGTCATCGAAGGCCTATCCCGCGCATTCCTCGACGACGGCAAGTTGTCCGTCGACGAAATTAATTCCGTTTTTGCTAAGGTCGACAAGAAGTCGGGCTCGGCGCCCGCCCCGTCAACAAGTGAGGTTGCGTAATGTCTGACCTTTACATCAAGAAACTGACACCCCCGGCAGATGTCGCGGGTCATAAGCCCGGCAAACTGCCAGACAGCATCCTGTCCAAGGTCGATGGCGGGAAACTGCACTGGCTCGCCGCCAATGCCTGGAAGGCGATGAAGGCAGCCGCCGCCGCCGATGGCGTGGAACTGAAGCCAACTTCGGCTGGCGACCTGTATCGCACCTATGACTCACAACTGGCTGCGTTCAATCAGCGCTACGTCGACCACGAGATTCCTGGTCAGTCGACCCGGACATTCGAGGGTAAGAAGTTCTGGCTGAAGAAGGGCATGGCGCCGCTCGCTGCGCCAGGCACCAGTCAGCACAACAGCGGTTTGGCCGTTGACGTTCATACCGCCAGTGGTGAGCGCCTGAAGTGGATGGTCGCTAACTGCGCAAAGTTTGGCTGGTCATGGGAGGTCGTACCTGAGGAGCCATGGCACATCCGCTATGTCGAGGGTGACAACGTGCCCGAGGCCGTGAAGGCATGGATGGACGCGAATCCGGCGGAGGCATGCAAGCCAGGTGCCGCTGCTCCGGCTGCCGCGCCAGCCCCTGCGGCTGCGCCTGCGCAGGCACCGGCCCCCAAGCCCGCTGCCTCGGCGCCTGTTGCCGACGCGAAGCGCGGCAAGGACAACGCTGCGACTAACCCAGTTCTCAGACTCGGCTCGAAGGGTCCTGCCGTCAGGACGATGCAGAACCTTCTGTCGAAGATGGGGTTCAAGACTGCCGTCGATGGCGACTTCGGTCCCAAAACCGAGGCTGCTGTCAAGGCATACCAGAAGACAGTCGGTCATGCCGAGGACGGGGTGTGTGGTCCCAAGATGTGGGGCCGCCTCTACCCCTGACCCTCGGACACTTATCTGACTGCCTAATTTACACTAGGCATCGCAACTAGCAGAACGAAGGAGTTTCTCAAATGGCTGCACTTACATCCACAATCACCTTCGACGTTCACGACTGCAAGGTCTACCCCGTGACCGCCGATGCGACTGGTGGCATCACCTACGGCGCCGCCGTGGACGTCCCCGGTATCCAGGAAGTTTCGGTGGAGCCGAACTTCATCACCGCCGAGTTGAAGGGTGACGGTCAGATTCTTGCCAAGAAGGGCAAGATTGACCGCCTCAACTTCTCGGCGACTTATAGCGAACTGAGCCTCGATGTGCTCTCGACGCTGTTCGGCGGCACGCTCACCACTGGTGGGACGGGCTCGGCCGAGACGGTGGAGTATGAGTTCACAGGTGGCTCGCTTCCGTACTTCAAGATTGAGGTCCTCGTGAATGACCTCGAGTCTGACCTTGCGGAACTGGTGTTCGTGCTCAACAAGTGTCAGGTGACCGGCGGTACGCTCATGTCCGGTTCGACCGACAACTTCTCGAGCCCGACATTCGACGCTGAGGCGATTCTGCCGAAGGCGACCGGCACGGGCTTCGGTACCCTTGAGTACCGCGAGTCGGCGACCGGCCTCTCGGCCTAATTCACACAACCTAGTTCTGCTGTAGCAGCGCCGGCCCTTCGGGGCCGGCGTTTGCTATGTCCGTGCACATGCCCTAGAGTGGTCGCATGGACTATACACCTATCGTTTTGAAGAACAAGGGCGTTCCCGCAGAGTTCGCCAAGACAAAAAAGAATGACGACGGCACGTGGAGCCGCGTATTTGGCGCCGACGGCGAACCCGAGACGCACGTTTTGCACATTCGCGTCACGAACAACACCGTGGCCGAAATGGAGGAGACGTGGGGTTCGCTTGATGGTTGGCAGGATGCCATGGACAAGCAGCCAATTCTCACACTTCGCAAGACACTGTCGCTCGCGCTGCGCCGCGACCCTTATGAGATTGGCGAATCAATGCTGGAGGGCCAGCAGGTGACGTACCAAAATTGCGTTGCCGTGGCGTGGGCTATCGCCAACGGCGTGGACCCTACAGCAGCGAGTCTGGCGCTGCGGCAAAGCGCCGGCCTCGCCGAAGAGCAGCGAAGAGTGGTCGAGCAGGCGCTTCTGCAGAATCCACTAAGCGCACAGGACTCCCCTGGAAAGAGTGGTTCCACCTCTGGGCGCAAACGGGCCGCCCGTTCGAAGAGTTCTGGGAACTGAGCCCAGCCCAGGCGGGCATTATTTTTGAAGGCAATGGCTGGGTAAAGAAGAAGGCCGGCGCCAACGAGTTGATGGATTTCGCCAAGAAACTTGGTCTGCCCACCGCCAGGTCTTAACCGTTGTAATTTGCGTTTAGGACGAAGTCGGTTGATTTTTAATTTGTCGTAGTGGGATTATTGACCCATGCCTGCAATGGGTGGAACTGCGCCAATCAACGTCAGAATTCTCATTTCTACGGCCGGTGCCACGCAGGCGACGAGCGCGATTAGGCAAGTCACGGCCTCCGCTGGCCTTATGGGGACCAACCTCAATCGCGGGGCAATCAGCACTCGAACCCTCGGCGATGCCATGCGCCAGACCGCGACGCTGTTGAAGTACACGGTTGCCGGCGCCTTTATGAATGTTGGGCGGCAAGCGATTCAGTTGTCTCGACAGTTTGAACTGACATTCTCCCGTATTCGCGGTCTCGTGGGTTTCAGTGCTCGCGACATCGAAAAGTTCCGCCAAGGGGTGCTGAGTTTGGCAGGCGAGACCACTCGCGCGCCACAGGAACTTGCGGATGCTCTCTACTTCGTTACATCGGCAGGTATCAAGAATACGACAACTGCACTTGAGATTCTTGAAAGTTCCGCTAAGGCGGCAGCCTCCGGCCTCGGTGAAACGAACGTGGTGGCCGATGCGGTTACCTCAACGCTCAATGCGTATGGCTCGGCGGCGTATGATGCGGCGCAAGTTACCGACATCCTTGTTGCAACGGTGCGTGAAGGTAAGGCGGAAGCCGATACGTTTGCTCCGGCGCTTGGCAAGGTGCTGCCAGTTGCTGCTGCGTATGGAGCATCGTTTGAAGACGTTGCTGCCGCAACTGCGGCGCTTACGCGCGGTGGTCTAAGCGCCGGCACGTCGGCTATCTATATCCGGCAGGTGCTATCGCAATTGATGAAGCCGTCCAAGCAGGCTCGCGATGCGCTGTTGTCGGTTGGTACAAGTACGGAGTCGATTCGCAAACAAGTTCAGGAAGAAGGCCTACTTGCGGCGCTAACGACACTCAATACCAAGTTCGCCGGTAATGCAGAGATTACGGCCAAGGTATTCGGCAATGTTCGCGCCCTCACGGCGGTGCTATCGCTCCTGGGACCAAACCTTTCCGAAACATCAGAGATTTTTACGCGCATGAACAATGCGACGGGCGACCTCGACTATGCCTTCGAGTCATATGCCCAGACGGCAGACCGGCAGTTCAATGCAGCGGCAGCCGCGTCGCAGGCAGCGCTCATCCAATTTGGCGACACGCTCAAGCCGCTCGTTACTGACCTGCTGCGGGTTGGAGAGGCGCTTGCAAAGGTCTTTGGTGCCATTGCCGGCAACAAGATTGTTGGTCCATTTATTCGATTCGGTGGCGTGGCTGTGCTCACTGTCGCGGCCCTTGCATCCATACTCAAAACTGGTTCGGCACTTGTCCGTCTATTTTCGAATATGGGCATTCAGTTGCAGGCGACACTGACGGGCGTTCGCGGTTTTACTGCCACAATTATTCAGGCAAATGCTGGAACTGTTGCCCTGGCATCAAATACCGCGGCGGCGACGGCAGTCCAGCAAGCCAATCAAGCGACGGTGGCTGCGATGACGGCGGCCACTCAGGCCGGCAACCTCAGCACGTCCACGGCTATCGCCCTAAAAATCCAAGAAATTCAGGCCACCGCGGCGGCAAATACTGGCGGCAAGTTGACCATTCTGCAAAAGATGCAAATTGCCACGTTGACCAAGGCGCAGAACGTTGCCTCAACGGCAAACAATCTCACGACACAGCAGGGCATTCTTCTTACCAACCAGTTGACGCGCAGCAATTATCTGTCGGCCGGCGCAATGGTGATATCGGCAAATGCTGCGCGAATCTTGGGTGGTGCAATGAAGTTCCTGCAGACATCGATGGGCCCAATCATGCTCGCGCTCACCGTCGCCACGACTGTCTGGTCTATTTGGCAGTCAAAAAAGAAGGACGATATTGAGACCACGCAGCAGGCTGGCAAGAATCTTGAGGACCTAAACGAAATCCTTCAAGAAACCATCAAGTGGACCAAAACTGGCTACAGCCTTGATATTGAGGTGGACGTCAAAACGGAAAAAGTAGATAAGAAAGTTAAGGAAATAGAGGAGACGCTCGGTTCAGAGTTCCTTGACACCTTGACTGGCGCTACCGGAGATGCAGCATCGAAGGCGCAATTTGGTAAGGCTATTTACGACACCGTCTTTGCCAACCTGACGGACGAAACAGCACGTGAGGCAGCGCTTAAGGTGTTGTCAGAGAATCTTGCCGTTGACCCGCAGGATATTGTGAACGCCGCCTTCCCGGGCGGAACGGGCGACAAAGTTGCTGACGCGTATCTGGTTCGTTTTGTCGAAGCCTTCAATTCGAGGGCTAGTGGCACCAATATACCAACAATTGATATTGGTCAAGGAATTTTTGCTGGCCTACAGGAAAGTCTGGCGGCGGGCATGGAAGAACTTAGGGTCGGCCGTGGCGCCCAGTTCACGGCCAGTCTCGGCGCCATGGGCGAAGCCGCGGCGGTCGCAGCAAGCAAAACAGGCGACTTGACGCCGCTGATGTTGGTCATGCAACAGTTGAGTGTGTCTGCTGACGCAGCGGGTCTTACCCTGAGTCAAACCAATGACGCGATTGGAGCATTCACTGAAGATGCCCTTCAGGGGCTCAGTGACAAACTTGACCTTGCGCAGGATGAGGGTGGCAACTGGGCAAAAGTTCTTGCCAATGAGCAAAACCGCGTCAAATTGGCAAGAGGAACGTACGAACAACTTGGGATGTCGGTGGAT